ATGAAGTACACGGCGACCCTGTCGCCCGTTCAGGTCGGACAGGCCGTGAAGGCCCTGGTCCTTCTGGGCGAAAAGAAAATCACGATCGAAGAAACAGAAAAGGACCGCTTCGTCGTCACCACAACAAACGAAACGGCCCATTCCAAAAAGGTTAAGTGAATCATATCACGGAAAGGAAAGGTTTTCAATGCCTAAATTGAATTTTTACGATACGGACGCCGTAAAGACGTTTCTGCTGAATATCCTGATCGAAAACAAGGAAGCCCGTGAAGACGCCGACTTCGAGCGTCGCCAGACCCAGAACTGGTTCGGGCAGTATCAGGAACAGAAGGCGCGCGCCGAAGCCGCCGAAGCAAATATCAAGGCCGCAATCGCGAAGCTGGCCCCCTTCAATGGAGCGCGCCAGGAAGGCGTCGAAATCGGCTGGAAGGACGTTGACCGCATGGTCGAAGAAACCCTTCTGATCCTGGCACCGGAAAAGACGGAAGGGGGCGCCGCGAAATGAATAGCACCCTGTATGAGATCAGCGCCGACTTCCTGGCCGCATTGGACGCGATCGAGGTCGACCCCGACACCGGCGAACTGCTGAACGCTGACCAGCTTGACGCCCTTTCCGCCGCCTTCGACGAAAAGGCTGAAGCGACCGCCCTCTACATCAAGAACCTGACCGCCTTCGTCGGCGACGTGAAGGCGGAGGAAGCCGCCCTGGCGGAGCGCCGCAAGTCCGCCGAAAAGCGCGTCGAGCGCTTGAAGGACCTTCTGGCGTCCTCCATGCTGTCCGTCGGCCGCGACAAGGTCGAAACGGCCAGGACGAAGATCAGCTTCCGCAAGTCCACCCAGGTTCAGATCGACGACGAAGCGGCCCTTCCCCCTGACTTCGTGACGACCACCGTCACCACGAAGCCGGACAAGACGGCGATCAAGAAGGCGATCCAGGCCGGACAGGCCGTCGCCGGCGCCGCCCTGGTCGAGAACCAGAACCTTCAGATCAAGTAAGGAGGAATCACCGTGAAGGACTTGAAAATCCCCCTTCTGACGGCGGAAGACATCGACTGTCGCGTCCAGTCCGTCAGCAAGGCGAAGAACGGGACGGTCGGCGCGGTCCTTCTTCTCTACAAGGACGCCCGTGTCGATATGCGAATCCTTGACCAGGTCTTCGGACCTGGCAACTGGCAGAGAACCCACGAACTGATCAACGGGAACCTGTTCTGTACGATCGAGATTTGGGACGAAGAGAAGTCCGCCTGGGTAAAGAAACAGGACGTCGGCGTCGAGAGCAACACGGAGAAGGAAAAAGGACAGGCGTCCGACGCCTTCAAACGCGCCGGCTTCAACGTCGGGATCGGCCGCGAACTGTATTCCGCCCCTTTCACCTATGTCGAACTGAACGACGGTGAATGGAAGGTCGAGAAGGTCCAGGGCCGCGACGTGTATCGAACCTATCCGAACGTCAAGTTCTCCGTCACGAAGATCGGCTACAACGACCGCCGCGAGATCGTGGACCTGACGATCGTCGACCGCTTCGGGAACGTCCGCTTCCTGTACGAAGGCGGCGTCCAGAAGAAGGCCAACCAGGGCGGCCAGGGAAGCCGTCAGAGTGCGCAGAGCGGCCGACAGGCACAGACACAGTCCCAGACAACGCAAGCGCCCCAGACGTCCCAGAGAGCGCCCCAGGGCGGCAAGACAGGCGCGATCCCCACCGGCGGTGCCGTCTGCCCTGTGTGCGGCGGCCCGATCAGTGATGCCGAGCGCGACTATTCCCTTCGCAAGTACGGCCGCGAACTGTGCCGCAAGTGCCAGCGCAACGCGTGAAAGGTGGTGTAAACAATGCCGAGCCGCATTATCAAAGAAACGATCATCATCAGTGAATCCCTGACAGCGATCAGCGCCGACGCCGAACGCTTCTTCTGGCGCCTGGTCGTGAAGGCCGACGACTTCGGCCTGTACTACGGCGACCCGCGAATCCTGGCTTCCCTGTGCTTCCCCCAGAAGCCCCCTTCTGAACAGAAAATCCGTTCCTGGCTGAACGAACTGATCCGCGAAGACATGGTGGGGACCTACACGGCCCCCGAAGACGGGAAGAAGTACCTGAAACTTCTGAACTGGGGCAAGTGTCAGCAGACCAGGGCGAAGTCCAGCAAATACCCTGAACCGTCTTCGTTTGATAGCAAATGCAAGCAAGCGAACGGAAATCAAATGCTTGCAAATGTCCCCGTAAACGTAAACGAGAACGAAAACGGAAACGATAACGAGAAACGCGCCCAAACGGGGCGCGGGGCGGCGGACGGTTTTGACCGGTTCTGGGCTTCTTATCCCCGACGCGTCGGGAAGAAGGACGCCGTGGCCGTCTGGAAGAAGATCAATCCTGACGACGCCCTGGTCGACCGGATCGTGGCCGGCGTGGAACGCTGGAAGCGGTCCGAACAGTGGACGAAGGACGACGGTCGCTTCATTCCCTACCCCGCGACCTTCCTTCGCGGCGAACGGTGGAACGAATCCGACAGCGTGAGTAAACCGGCCGCCGTTCCGCCGGCGGCGAAGGACTACGGCGACGACGACTTCCTGGGCGGTGGCGACCATGAATGACTTCACCGACGTTCTGGAATCCATCGCCCAGAACGCCAGACGCGGCCATGAGCGCGCCGGCGACTACCGCGGAGAAGACGGCCTTCTGTACTGCGGCCGGTGCCGGACCAGGAAGGAACACCGCCTGGAACTGGACACCGACCCGCCGAAGGTGGTCACGGTGCCGGTCATGTGCAAGTGCGAGGAAGAGCGCCAGGAAGCCCAGCGCAAAGAAGAAGAGCGAATCAAGTTCCGCCAGGACTGCGAACGGCTTCGCCGCGACGGGATCACGGACCCGTCCTATCTGGTCAACACCTTCGCCCAGGACGACAACCGGAACCCCGCCGTTTCGGACGTGTGCCGGAAGTACGTCGACCACTGGGACGAAATGAAGGCCGACAACATCGGAATCCTGTTCTATGGCGGCGTCGGGACTGGGAAGTCCTTCCTGGCCTGTTGTATCGCGAACGCCCTGATCGACCGCTGTGTGAAGGCCAGCGTGACGAACTTCCCCCGCATTATGAACCGCCTTCAGGGCTTCGGAGAGGACAAGCAAAGCTTCCTGGACAAGCTGAACCGTTATGACTGCCTGGTGATCGACGACCTGGGCGTCGAGCGGGACACGTCCTATTCCGTCGAGCAGATTTACAACGTCGTCGACGCCAGGTCCCGTTCGGGGAAGCCCCTGATCGTGACGACGAACCTATCCCTGGACGACCTTCGGAACCCGTCGTCTATGGGCTACGCCCGAATCTATGACCGCGTCCTGGAAATGTGTCCGATCAAGTTGAAACTGGCCGGAGAATCCAGAAGGACCGTCAACGCGGCCGCGCGCCGCGACAGGGCGAAGGAAATCCTGGGAATGTGAAGGAGGGCCGCAAGTGGAAACCTGGAAAGTGACGATCCCTGGCCTTTTACCTGGCCTGAATGAGTACATAGACGCGGAACGCGCCGTCAAGGGCAAGTACAAGGCCGCCGCCATGAAGAAACAGGCCGAAAACGTGATCGGCTTCATGGTGAAGACACAGCTTCGCGGCGTCCGCTTCGACCGGCCGGTTATCATTCATTACCGCTGGATCGAGCCGAACCGCCGCCGCGACAAGGACAACGTCGCCTTCGCGAAGAAGTTCATTCAGGACAGCCTGGTCCATGCCGGCGTCCTGGTGAACGACGGCTGGAACCAGATCGAGGGCTTCACGGACGACTTCGCCGTGGACCCGAAGAACCCCCGCGTGGAAGTGACTATCGAGATATTCGAAGGAGGAAAACGACATGGCAAATATTAAGACTTTGAAGGACCTGACCCCTGGGACCGTCTTTGACGCCGGCCCGATCGACGTCCGCGTCCTGGATCACATGACCAACGGGACGACCCTTCTGATCGCCGACAAGGCGGTCGCGTGGCGCCCCTTCTCCCTGGAACCCATGAAGACCCGTCCGGAGGAATCCCCTACCCCTTACCCGAACGACTTCAGTCTGTCCTACCTGAAGGACGAACTGAACGGCCCCTTCCTGGCGGCCTTCGACGCCGCCGGCGGTCCGATCCGTTCCGCGAACATCGTGACCGCGGACTGGTCCCTGGCTGACCATCGCGGCGGCTTCGGCTATGGCAACATGAAGGCGAAGATCAGCCTTCTTCCCGAAGCCCTGTTCCTGAAGTACAAGGCCCTTCTGGCCCTGGACGACTGGTGGTGGCTTGTCACCCCGTACGCCGGCTACGCGCCCTACGCGCGCGGTGTCCGCGCGGACGGCAGTCTGTACAACTACGGCGCGTACAACGGCAGCTACGGCGTCCGGCCGGCTTTCTTCGCGGAATCTGGAATCATTCTGGAATCCGGCGGCGGCGAAGCGGTGGAAGGCCATGAATGACCATGTGACGATCCGCCAGTGGATCAGTCGGCGGCGCCTTCGGGCGGCCGTCGACCGGTCCCTGGGCGCGAAGGTGCCGAAGGCGATCTTCGACGAAGCGGAAGCATACGCCAGACGGAAGATGGCCTTCCAGAACGAAGCCCTGGGCCTGGACCGCGGTGACGAATACCTGGAACTTCTGATCCCCGACGTGATCCGCGAAATGGCCCTGGCGGCCAGGTATGACGGAAGGAGGGCGACGGCGTGAGTTTTGACAGACATATCGCTTCTGTCAGTTTCGGGAAGGACAGTCTGGCGATGGTCCTTCTGATCCTGGAAAGAGGCCTTCCCCTGGACGAAGTGGTCTTCTACGACACCGGAATGGAGTTCAAAGCGATTTATGACACCCGCGACAGGATCATTCCGATCCTGGACGACCACGGCGTCAAATACACTGAACTTCGTCCCCCACGGCCTTTCATGTTCGATATGCTTGAAAAGCCAGTGACCAGCAAGAAGAACGGCCTTCACTATGGTTATTCCTGGTGCGGCGGCTGTGCGCGCTGGGGAACCGCCAACAAAACAAGCGCCCTGGACAAACACGCGAAGGCGGCCGGAAGGGACGTCATTCAGTACATAGGGATCGCCGCGGACGAACAGAAACGCCTTCAGCGCCTTCCGCTGTATAAGGTCGCCCCCCTGGCGGAGTTCGGCTTCACCGAAGCCGACGCCCTGGCCTATTGCTACGACCGCGGCTTCTTCTGGGAGGAAAACGGAATCCGGCTTTATGACGTTCTGGACCGCGTGTCCTGTTGGTGCTGTGCGAATAAGAATCTGAAGGAACTTCGCAACATTCGGACACACCTTCCAAAATACTGGAACCGTCTGAAGAACCTTCAGAGCAGAACAGACCGGCCCATGAAAGGGCCGGGGAAAAGCGTCTTCGACTTGGAAGAGCGCTTCCGGAGGGAAGATGACCTGAAAGGCGGTGCAATCAATGAATGAAGGCATTTTCGGCAAGAACGCAGACCTGGCCCAGCGGCTGAAGGACCGGATCGCGTTCCACGCCAACGAACACCGGCACACCTACGAGATCGGGAAGGGCGTCATGGACGCCCTGGTCCTGGACCTTCTGGCCGACTTCCGTGACGCCGGCGGTGTGATCCTCCCTGTGAAGCCGAACGGGACTGTCTGGCTGATCCGGCGCCGCCGCGTCGTGTCGGCGACCGTCATGTTCGTCGGAGCGGGAGCGGACGGCCTGACGTCCTTCAGCGTCCTTCGTGGACGCCTGGGAACGACGGCCTGGTCGTCAGAGCAGTTCACCGAACACGACATCGGGAAGACGGTCTTCCTGACGAAGGAAGCGGCCGAAGCGACCCTGGAAGGCGGCGGAGCATGGCAACAGTAAAAGACCTTGCCGCGTATGTCTGCGACAAACTGGCCGGAAAAGTCCTGATTCATAGATATGACGCCTATTCCACGAACAGCGTCTACTTGAAGTTCGACTACGGCCTGGGAAACAGTCTTCGCCTTTCTGACCATACAGGGAAAGCCGGTCTGAACTACCGTTTCAATATCATCACGACCCTGAAGAGCCTGGGAATAGAAACGTCCGGAGAATACCCCCGCTTTTATTATCCACCCGACATGGTGGACAAGGCAATCGCCGACATCATGGAAGGCGTCACAGAAAAACGCGGCCGGTATCGTGACTACGAAAAGGCCCTGGAAACCGCACGGGCCAGGACGAAGGGCAAACGTGGCTTCTGGGAGCAAGCCCGACTTGTGAAAGGAGACGGAGCATGGAAGGAATAGTTCGCGACCGCTGTCCGCTGTGCGGCGGGAAGATTGTCGTTTCCGACCTGTATCAGACCTCCCGTGACTTTGAAGTCCGGAAGGGTGGGAAAGTGTCCAGACGCTACACTGTCACCGACTGCGGTTCGATAGAAGTCAGCGTCGCCGGCTGTGCGGACCGGTGCGGCGCGTACTGGGACGCCGATTCCTTCTACATCGGGGCCGACGGGAAGTTCTACGATCAGAAATACCACGAAGGCGGTGAAGACCATGACGTTTCTTGAAGAGGTCCGCCGGAAGGTCGAGAAGGAAGAAAAGGCGTGTGCGACGTGCGGGAACCTGGTCCGCATAGGCGGGACCCTGATCGGCTGTGTCGCCCACGACAAACTGATCCTTCCGAACTATCCGCCCTTCTTCGGACAAAAGCCGTGTCCGGACTGGAAGCCCTGATCCTGGAATGGCCCAGAAGAAGCGCCAGGGCGTCCCGCCGGCGGTCCAGTATTCCATATTTGAAGGCGGCGACGTCTTCGTCTGCCCCTTCTGCTGTGCTGAACTTGCACGAACAGAAGCCGGAATCCCGCGAGTGTGTCCGGAGTGTGGGCAACCCATAGAAAGGAAAAAGAAGCCATGATCGGAAGAAGAAAAAAGGACTTGCCAAAGTGGCGCTACGACTTCAACTGTCGGAAGTGCGACAACGTCCAGTTCATAAACGATCCGGAACACGGTCGTCTGGGCGACTACTGCGTGGCTTGCGTGGAAGCCTTCGACCAGGGCCGGCCGGACCCGATCCACGCGGACGACGACCGCGTCGTCCGTTGCGACTGCTTCCGGCCGATCCCTGAACCCGAAGAGGAAGAGCCGAAAGAAGGTGAAGGCACATGATGAAGCGCCTTCTGATCGGCGTTCTGTCGATCGTCACGGGAACAGCCCTGGTCCTGACGTCCTTCGCCTGTGCGCGATTAGAAGACGGCGGGAGTGTAAACGGACCACCCACACAAGAAACGCCGTCAGCGGCCTTCCAGGGGCCTTCTGTGGCCGTTGCAGAAATCGCAACAACCACGCCGGAGCCAGAACCAGAACCGGAGTGGATCGAAGGCACGGCGACCGCGTACTGTTCATGCGAAATCTGCTGTGGAGAATGGGCGCTGAACCGCCCGAACGGGATCGTCTACACCGCCAGCGGCGCCGAAGCTGTCCAGGGCGTGACGATCGCCGCCGACTGGTCGATCTACCCGCCAGGGACCGTCCTGTTCGTGGAATGCCTGGGCGAAATGATCGTCCAGGACCGCGGCGGAGCAATCCAGGGCCAGAAGATCGACGTCTACTTCGAAAGCCACGCCGACGCCCGTCAGTTCGGACGCCAGAATGTCCGGTTCTACATAGTGAACGACTGAAGGAAACTGAAATCAAATGATAGCACGGGCAAGCGGACACAGTCCGACTTGCTATCGTGCAGAAAGGGAGCAAAGCAAACATGGAGATCAAAGACATCGTTCGAAAAGCACACGACAACGCCGTCGAACACGGCTTCTGGGACCCGCCCCTTCCCTTCGGAACAGCGATCGCGCTGATCCACAGCGAACTTTCCGAAGCGCTGGAAGAGGAACGCGCCGGCCACCCCCTGATCTGGTATCACTGTACGGAAGGCGACCCGTCCCTTCCCTGTGACCCCGCGGACGAAACGGAGTGCTTCCAGTACGGCCACGAAGACGCCTGTCAGTACAGAAACAAGAAGCCGGAAGGCGCGGCCGTGGAACTGGCCGGCGCCGTGATCCGGATCGCGGACCTGTGCGGACACCTGGGAATCGACCTGGACGCTGTGATCGAAGAGAAGATGGCCTACAACGCCGACCGCCCCTATAAGCACGGGAAGCGATTCTGAAAGACGGTGACACCATGAATCAAGTTCAACTGATCGGCCGAATGACCCGTGATCCGGAATTAAGACGGACGGAGAAGGGGACGCCTGTCGTGTCCTTCGCCCTGGCCGTCGATCGCCGCTTCCAGCGCGACGCCGTGGACTTCATTGACTGCGTGGCGTGGAGGTCCACAGCGGAGTTCGTCGACAAGTATTTCCGCAAGGGGAAGCGTGTCGCCCTGACCGGTTCGATCCAGGTCCGGAAGTGGAAGGACAAGGACGGGAACGACCGGAAGTCGGTTGAGGTGATCGCCGATTCCGTGGAGTTCGCAGACGGCAAGGACCAGGGCGCCGGTTCCTACGCCGCCGACCAGATGGCCGCCGGCGGAAGCCAGCAGTTCACGGAGATTGAAGACGAAGACGGAGAACTTCCGTTCTGAACACACCCAGAGGAAAGGCGGTGAACCACATGGACCAGATCGAAAAGGAAGAGAAGCGGAAAGCCTGGGTACGCTTCCGCGTCATGGACGTCCTTCGGAACCACGACCAGGAAGCGCGCGTCATTGAATCCCAGATCGCCGCGGAACGCGCCGCCCTGGCGGAAGACCTGAAGGAAATCATGGAATCCGCCTTCCCTTCCGGACAGCTTTCAGACGCCGGCGTCCGCGTCCAGTCTTCCCCAGACCCAGACGCCCGAATGGTGAACATGGTCACACGGGCAGAGAAGCGCCGGAACACCGCCGCCCGACGGATCGGCGCCCTGGAACGTCAGGCCCAACAGATCGAAGACGTCCTGTCTGCGATCCTGGGAATGGACAGTCAATCGAAGTGCGTCCTTCTGGCCCTGTATTACCCCTTCCGATCCTACAAAGAAGCGGCCGGTTTCCTCCACATGGCAAAGGCCACGATCTACCGCCAGAGGAAAACGGCCCTGGATTCCCTATTCGCCGCCATGTATAAATCCGATTCCTTCCGCTGAAAGATGAATACAGGTGAATACACATGAGACTTTCAATCTGGAAAACCATGTGGTAGAATTATAGTCGGGAACAGCGTGTTCCCCCTCCTTTTGAATAGGGTACAGAAAGACGTCCTTCCGGGGGCGTCTTTTTTGTACCCGCTTTCAGAGGACCACGAAGAAAGGACGGTGTGAATCATGGCGAAGATCACGAAGAAGAATGAAGTCTTCTGTGAAGAATATCTGATTGACCTGAACGCGACCCAGGCCGCGATCCGCGCCGGATATTCTCCGAATACCGCGGGAAGTATTGGTTCCGAATTACTGAAGAAACCTGAAATCCGCGCGCGCATTGATCAGGCGATGGCTGAAAGGTCGAAGCGGACGGGGATCAACGCTGACCGCGTCCTTCGCGAACTGGGAAGGATCGCCTTCCTGAACCCGAAGGACGTGATCGACCTGAACACGGCTGAAGTCCTGGGGACTGCTGTCGAAGACGACCTGGCGGTGATCGCCGGCGTCAAGGTGAAGCAGACCCCGACGGAGTTCGGAACGAGCGTCGAACGCGAAGTGAAGATGGCCGACAAGCTGAAGGCCCTGGAACTGTGCGGTCGTCACCTGGGAATGTTCAAGGACAATCCCGAAGGGAACGCGCCTGTGACTGTGGTGATCAACTATGACTACGGCGGCGAAGATTGAGTTCAAGGCGTCCGCCCAGTTCAACCCAGTCTTCCGCCCTGTCAATGAGTGGCGCGGCCGCTATCGTATTCTGAAGGGATCGGCCGGTTCCGGAAAGTCCGTGAACATCGCCCAGGACTACATAGCGAAGCTGTCTGACCCCGCCTATACCGGCGCGAACCTTCTGGTCGTCCGAAAGATCGAGGAAACGAACCGCGATTCCACATTCGCGGAACTTCAGGCCGCGATCTATCGAATGTTCGGCCCATACGCCGAACGCTTCTGGAAGGTCAACCTGAACCCCCTGTCCCTGGAATGTAAGATCACGGGAAACCGGATCATATTCCGCGGCGTGAAGGACCAGCGTCAGCGCGAGAAGGTGAAGTCGATCACCTTCAAGAACGGAAAACTGGTCTGGATATGGTGTGAAGAAGCGACGGAACTTCTTTCTGAAGACGTCGACATTCTGGACGACCGTCTTCGCGGTAAGCTGGACGGCATGAACCCGAATCTGTATTACCAGATCACAATGACCTTCAACCCCGTCAGCGCGACGCATTGGATCAAGGCCAGATACTTCGACAAGGCCGATCCGGACGTCCTGGCCCACCATTCCACCTATAAGACGAACCGGTTCATAGACCCCGCCTACTACCGCCGCATGGAGCGCCGCAAGGAAGAAGACCCCGAAGGCTATCGCGTGTACGGCCTGGGCGAATGGGGCGAACTGGGCGGCCTGATCCTGACGAACTTCGAAGTCCACGACTTCAAGACCACCAGGGACGCCTTCGACGCCTTCTACTACGGCCAGGACTTCGGCTTCAACCATGCGAACGCGATCCTGGGCGTCGGCTGTAAGGACGGCGAAATCTATATCTGTTCCGAAGTCTACGTCTTCGAGAAGGACACCGAAGAAATTATCACCCTTGCGAACCAGGCAAAGGTCGACCGGCGCGTGGAAATGTTCTGCGATTCCGCGGAGCCGGACCGGATCAAGACGTGGCAGAAGGCCGGCTTCCGCGCCTACCCCGTGAAGAAAGAGCCTGGAAGCGTAAAAGCACAAATCGACTGGCTGAAGGGCCGGAAAATCCACATTCACCCGTCCTGTGTGAACGTCCTGAAGGAAGTTCAACAATGGAAGTGGAAAAAGGACCCGACGACGGGCCTGTATATCGACGAACCTGTGGAGTTCATGGACGACGCTATGGCGGCCCTTCGCTATTCCGTCGAACGGCTTCGCCGCGGTTCTGCTATTGAAGTTTTGAAATGAGGGAGTGACACCACATGGCCGAATATTCCGTTATGGACCGGATCAACATGATCCTTTCCGATCCGGACCACGCGACAATGACCCTGGCCCAGATCGTGACAGAAGAGATTAGGGAGTTTAAGGCGTCCGAACAGTACGCGAACATGATCCAGGCGGAAGCCTATTATAGAAACCGGACCGACGTCCAGCACAAGACGAACGACGTCGCGAACCGATCGAACACCAGGATCGAACACCCGATACTGAAGAAACTGGTCGACCAGAAAGCGAACTACCTTCTGGGAAAGCCGTTTACCGTCGACACGCAGAACAGCAACTACGGCGACGCCCTGAACGACGTCTTCGACCAGACCTTCCGCCGGAAGATCAAGTCCCTGGGGAAGGGCGCCGTGAAATCCGGTATTGCATGGCTTCAGCCCTACTTCGACGACGGGAAACTGGCCTTCATGCGAATCCCGTCCGCGGAACTGGTTCCGATCTGGCACGACGCGGAGCGAACGAAGCTGGACGCCTTCATTCGCTTCTATGACCAGGTGATCTACATCGGCACCAGGAAGCACACGATCACCCACGCGGAACTGTGGTGGACCGGCGGCGTGAAGTATTTCAAGACCGACGCCTTCGCCGGCACCATCGCCGGCGACTTTATCGTCGACACCGAACACGGCGATGAAGCCAACGACTACACCGAACCCCATTTCACCGTCGGCGACAAGGCCTATAACTGGGACGCCGTCCCGATCGTCTGGCTGAAGTACAACGAAGAGGAACTTCCCCTTTGCTATTTCATCAAGGACCTGATCGACGACATCAACTGGCAGACGTCCGTGACCGCCGACGTTCTCCGCGACGTGGCGAAGTTCATCTATATCCTGAAGAACTACGGCGGCCAGGACCTGGGCGAGTTCATCAAGGACCTGAAGGAACACCTGGCGATCAAAGTCAGCACCGACGGCGGCGTGGAAAAGCTTCAGGCCGATCTTAATATCGACGCCGTCATGGCCTTCCTGGATAAACAGCGCCGCGACGTCTATGACTTTGCCGCGGCCGTTGATACGAAGGACCCTGAACTGGGGAACGCGTCCGGAACGGCGATCAACTTCCGTTATATGGACCTGTCGTCTGACTGCGATTCCCTGGCGACTGAACTGAACGACACCTTCCAGCGCCTGAAACTGTTCATTGACGTCTATCTTCAGATCATCGGGAAGGGCGACTTTTCGAAGGAAACCTTCACGATCGTCTTCAACATGGACCTACCGGTCAACGAAACGGACATCATCAACAACGCCGTTGCAAGCGAAAGCCTTCTGTCGAAGCGGACAATCCTTCAGAATCACCCCTGGGTAACTGACGCGGACGAAGAAATGGAGAGGATCGAAGCGGAGAAGAAGGCCGCTATGGAGGAATACGGCGAAGGCCTGTTCGGTGACGCACTGGGCGCCGGCAAGAACAAGAGCGACCAGAACGGCGCCCCTGTGAATGGCGGTGACAACGGTGACGAATAACCGTGACTACTGGGCCGACCGCGCCCTGACGCGAGAGAATGAAGCCTATCTTCGCGGCGCGAAACTGTCGGGGAAAATGTTCAGAGAGTACGAAGCCGCGGCGAAGTCGATCCGAAGAGAGATCGACAGCTTCTATTCGAAGTACGCCGGCAAGTACGGCCTGACCTACGACCAGGCGGTCCGCCTTCTCAACCGAAAGGAGTTCCAGGAATGGAAGGCCACCCTGGGCGACTATGTCGCCACCATCGAAGCCACCACCGACCCCAGCGTGAAGGCGGTCCTGAAGGCGCAACTGGACGCCCTGTCGGCGAACAGTTCCATTTCCCGCCTGGAAGCCCTTCAGGGCCAGATCGACATGATCCTGAACGACCTGTGGAAACGCGGCGTCGAGCAGATGAAGGAAGAACTGGGCGAAGGCTTCGTCGAAGGCTACTACAAGAAGTCCTATGACCTCCAAAGCCGCGCCGGCTTCTACAATGAGATCGCGAAGATCGACGCTTCCGCCGTCGAAGACGCCGTGTCCTATCCCTGGTCCGGCGCCATGTTCTCCGATCGCCTGTGGCAGTCGAAACAGGCGCTGATCTTCAACACGCGCGAGATCATCACCCAGGGCCTGATCCAGGGGAAAAGCGTGGGCGTCATGGCGTCCGCCCTTTCCTCCCGAATGGGCCAGTCCTACAAAAACGCCGAACGCCTGATCCGCACCGAAACCGCCCATATCCACGCAGAAGCCGACAGAAAAGCCTACAAGGAAGCCGGCGTCGCGGAATATGAATATATGGCCGCGGTCAATGAACGCACCTGTGACACTTGCGGCGGCCTGGACGGCCGGCGTTTTAAGGTGTCCGACGCGGAACCTGGCGTCAACTACCCGCCCATTCACCCGAACTGTCGCTGTACGACGGTCGAATATGACCCAGAAGAGGCCCTGGACTGGCTGAACAGCGGGGAGCCTATGCCGAAGCGGACCACCTATCAGGAATGGTACAGCCGGCAGACGGCCGCGAACGGTCAAGGTTCGGTTGAAGTCGAGCGAAAAAAGTCGTATAATATTAAAGTGGATCAGGAACTGTTCGACGCCTTCCGCGGCGTCCTTCCGGACGACGAAGTTCCTTCCACATTAGGAGCCTTCCAGAACGTGAAATACACGAATCCGGAGAAATGGCGCCAGATGAAGGCGAAGGTCCGCCTTTACAACAGCGCCGCCAGCCGCGGCACCCTTCCCGAAGCGGCGTCCGCGTCAGCACCCCAGGACAAACTTCAGGGCTACCTTCTGAACCATGAACACCCCCGCGGGAAGGAAAAGGCCCATGTGATCAACCAGGTCCTGGGCTACAATGTGGAAAACTGGGAAACCTTCCAGAAGAAACTTCTGACGGAGGTCCGGAAGTCCCCTGTGACGAAGACCGTGTCCACGCAGTTCGGCGAACGGTACACCGTCCCCGTGATCCTGTACGGCCGGAAAGACCGCTTCCTTCGCCTGAACACCGTCTGGCAGATCGACACCGGCGGGAAGGACCCGCATTTCATCACGGCAACGCCGGAAAGGAAGAAGTGACAGCCTATGTTTGAATTATATGACACCGTCGTCCTTCTGGAAGACGATCCGGAAGCCGGCGTCAAGGCCGGCACGGAAGGGACCGTCGTCTATATCCAGGGCGACGGAAAAGCCTACACCGTCGAGTTCTTCGACGAAAACGGCGATACGATCGAAGAAGCCCTATTGAAGGACTACCTTCCGGAACAACTGAAGAAGAAGTGAACGTCGGCCGGTCGGCCGGCGTTTTCTTATACCCTTTTCCAGGTGGAACAGGCGTCGCCTTCGGGCGGCGCCTTTTTCATAAAATCAGCCGTACCCGTCCGGCGACAAGACGGGACCGCGAAGGGCGTGGAAGCCGCCATATAAACAGCGGAGAAAGGAACACCTATGATCATTGAAGGAATCAGAAATCTTCTGGGCGAAGACCTGGCGAAACAGGTCGAAACGGCTCTGAAGGGCAAGGGCAAGGACGGAAAGGACGTCGACCTGGTGGTCGGCAACGACGGGACATTCGTTCCGGCCGAAAAGTACAACGGCGCCAACAGCGGGAAGACCAGCGCGGAAAACGCCCTGAAGGCGGCCGCGGAAGCCCTGAAGGCTGTCGGCGGTTCCGGCGATCCGGCAAAGATCGCGGACGACGTCAAGGCCGCGAAGGACAAGATCGACACCCTTCAGACGAACCACGCCGCCGAACTGGCGAAGATCAGCAAGCGATCCGCCCTTCAGATGGCCTTGAACGGGAAGGTCTACGACCCTTCCGACATCATCGGCCTTTTTGACATGGACAAGATCGAAGTCGGCGACGACGGGAACCTGAAAACCGACCTGGAAGGCCTTCTGAAGCCGATCAAGGAATCGAAGGCGTACCTGTTCAAGGAAGACCCCGCAAAGAACCCGCCACCCGTCCACGGCGCTACACCGGCCGATCCTGGCCCGAAGACACCGCCGGCGGCCGGCAAGGTAGACGGCCCCGTCTGCCTGTAAACCACACCACAAAAAAACGAAAGGAATGATACACAATGGCAAGAACTAAAGCTATCAGCCTGATCCAGAGCGGTTCCACGAAGGCCGACCTGGCCGAACTGTCCGGCCTGGTGATCGCGAACATTCAGAAGGACACCCTGGCCCAGGGCCTGAAGTCCCAGGCCTACACCGGCAACCCCGCCAGCGGTTCCGTCGAGTTCAAGCGCTTCAAGAACAGCGCGTCCCAGCCCTACGGCACCGCGCGCACCGCGAACAAGGGAACCGCGATCACCGTTCCCCCGACCCCCGTCAACCTGGACACCCACCGCGAGATCGTCGAGGAAGCCGCGAAGTTCGACCTGGACACCTTCGGCGTGACGAACATCATGGCGCGCCGCGCCGACAACCACGTCGACACCGTGACCGCAGAGTTTGACGCCGCCTTCTTCCAGACCGCCTTCGACGCCGGCACCGCCTACACCCCCGACGCCAGCGCCACGATTGAAGACATTCTGGAAGGCCTGATCCAGAGCGTGGAAACCGTGAAGAACGACTACGTCCGCGGCGTTCCCCGTAACCTGATCCGCCTGGTTCTGGACCCTGTCACCTACGGCAAGGCCAGAAACTACCTGGACAAGGGAACCAACAACGCCAACGTCGACACCGCGGCGGAGGACTTCGCCATGTTCCACGGCGTCCGCGTCTATTCCTCCATCAACCTTCCCGTGAAGACCGAAACCGTGGAAACCAGCAAGACGAAGACCACCACCTGTCACGGCGTCGCCATGATCGAAGGCGCGATCGCCCAGCCGGCGGTCATTTACCCCTATAAGGAGCCGGAGAAGATCCCCCTGTCCAACGACTACGGCGTGTCCATGTTCTTCGACTACGGCACGAAGGCCCTGACCCCTGACCTGATCTTCACCTACTCTACCAGCGTCACCGCCTGATCGGCGTGACGCCTGTTTGAAAGGAGGAACAGAACGTGAAGTTCAAGCACATTAGAACCGGCGCGATCCTGGAACCCCACAGCGACTTCGTTCTGGAACAGTTCCAGAAGTCCCCTGACCTGGTCCCCTTCGACGAACCGGAGCCTGACGCCGCCACCGGCGGCGACAAGCCCCTGTCGAAGTTCACGAAGGACGAACTTCTGGAAATGGCCCAGGAAGCCGGAATCGCGGTCCCTGACGGAGCGAAGAAGGCGGAGGTCATCGAACTGATCGAAGCCCAGAATCAGAACTGACGGGACCGCCGAAAGGTGGTCTATCATGCTGAAAGAAATCCTTGCTTCCCTGGAAGGCCTGACAGACCTTGAACGGGCCGAAGTCCTTCGGACGCTTATGTCCGGACAACCGGTCCTTCAGAAGGTCAAAGCCCTTCTGGGGATCACCACGGAGGACCAGGACGACGTTCTGGAATATGTGATCCAGACCGTTCAGACCCTGGTCCTTCGCTATATCAACTGGGACGAACTTCCCCTGGAACTGGAAAACGTCCTGGCTGTCATGTGCGTCAGCTACTACAAGGCCGCCGGACTGGGAACCACCGCGGCGGCGCCTGGTGCCGTGTCTTCTGTGAAGCGCGGCGACGTCCAGACGTCCTTCGCGGTCGGTTCCGGTTCTTCTGGATCGGCCGGCACCTTCAACCTGGGAAACGACAACGGCGACTTCTTCGGTTGGAAGACAGTCCTGAACGAATATCGGAAGTTAAGGTGGTGACGGAATGGCCTTCGGAAGCCCCGCGGCGGAGCGCACCGCGATCGAATCGACCTATGAAGACACCGCCACCGTCTACCGGACAGCACCAAAAAGGGGCGCGAACGGCCTGTCCGCAAGCGTCCCTGACGTGGTGTATTCTGGTATCATTTGCGCGCTGTCGTATTCAGGTACAAACAGCAGTATGCAGACAAACGCACAACAGAACATCGACCACGACGCCGTCGTCTTTGCCGGTCCGGACCTGAAGGTCCTTCCTGGCGACACGATCGTCGTGAAGCGGTTCGGCCGCGACAACCCTTCCAGCACCCAGGAAGTGACGTTCGAAGTGGTCGGCCGCCCGTCGGTGTACGCCACCCACCAGGAAATCAAAGTAAAGGACGGTGATCTGTCGTGACCTTGAACGACTTCCTGGAAGCGATTGCAAAGAAGCTGATCGCCAGGTGGCCCGTCCGCCATGTCTTCGTCAACCGGATTCCGGCCGAAGCTGACGGGAACTTCTATGTCCGCATGATCGAAACCACCCAGGAACAGAAGCTGGACCGCCGCCGCGTCAGGACGACGCGGTTCGAGGTCTGCTATCTTCAGGCGGACAGGGACAACCTGTCCTTCAATACCTGGTTGGAAGCTATGCTGGACGACTTCGAAACCCTTTCCGTCTTTGAGAAGACCGAGGGCGGGAAGGACGTTTTCCGGTCGCTTCGGCTGACGAACATCGCGGCAAACCAGGACAGCGACGAACGGTTCTTTTCCTTCCGCTTCGACGCCCGACTGAACTTCGTGATCACGCCCGACGTGATCCCGTCCATGTATTATCTGGATCAGAACAACACGATCAAATCGGAGGTCTGACAAATGGCCCAGAAGAAAAAGACCGTCGCCGTCGACCAGGAAGCGCCGGTCTTCACAAAGGAACAACTGGTCAAGTCTAAAACCCTGGGCGTCCCCCAGGACGCCGTCGCGGCGATCCTGAAGGACGGCCAGACCTACACACGGGAAGAAGCGGTCCGCCTTGTGACCGACTTCCTTGAAAGGAGCGTGTAACTATGCCTATTGGTGGAGGTTCTTTCACCGTACAGAACAAGGTTCTTCCTGGCGCTTACATCAACTTCGTGAGCATGGGAACGAACGCCAAAATGGGGGAACGCGGCGTCGCGGCCCTTCCCCTGGAACTGAACTGGGGACCTGAAGGCCAGGTCTTCAAGCTGGACGCCGCAGACTTCAACGCGACCAGCCTGAAGGTCTTCGGCTACGATCCCACCGACGCGAATATCCTTCTGGTTCGCGAAGCCATGAAGCGCGCGAAGACCCTTCTGATCTACCGCGTGAACGGCGGCGGCACGAAGGCCAGCGGCACGGTCGGCGGAATGACCGTTACCGCGAAGTATGGCGGCACCCGCGGAAACGCGATCAAGGTCGCCGTGGTCACAAACGTCGACGACGCGACGAAAATGGACGTCGTGACCTATCTTGACGATATGGTCATGGACAGCCAGACCGTCGCGAAGTCCGGCGGCGCCGCTTCCCTGGTCGCGAATGACTTCGTCACCTTCGGCACCGTCGCCACCCTGACGGCCGCAACCGCGACCGCGCTGACCGGCGGCACGAACGCCACGGTCAACGCTTCGAAGCACACCGCCGCCCTGACGGCCTTCGAAGTGGAAACCTTCAACGTGATCGGCTACCCTGGCACCGTGGAGGACATCAAGTCCCTGTATGCGGCCTTCGTCAAGCGCCTTCGTGACGACGAAGGGAAGAAGATCGTCGGCGTCCTTTATGGCTACGTCGGCGACCACATGGGCCTGATCAACGTGAAGAACGGCGTCGTCCTGACCAACGGGACCACCGTCACCGGCGACCAGGCCGTCGCCTGGGTAACTGGTGCTTCCGCCGGCGCGGAAGTGAACGAATCCCTGACGAACACCGCCTACGACGACGCCGTGGACGTGGACGTCAAATATACGAAGTCCCAGTTCGAAGCCGCGATCAAGGCCGGCGAGTTCGTATTCTATGCCGACTACGGAAAGGCCCGTGTCCTGACGGACATCAACAGCCTGACCACCATCGGACAGAATATGTCTTCCGACTGGACGTCGAACCGCGTCGTCCGCGTCATGGACGGTTGGGCGAACGACGTCGCCCGTATCTTCGGCGAATCCTATATCGGTCTGGTGACGAACAGCGACACCGGCCGCCAGCTTTTTAAGGCTGACCTGGTGTCCCTGGCCCTTCAGTATCAGTCGATCGACGCGATCAGCAACTTCAAGTCCGACGACATCACCGTTCAGCAGGGCGACGGGAAGCGCGACGTCGCTGTCGACTGCGCCCTTCAGCCGAACGACAGCATGGAAAAACTTTATATGACTGTCGTCGTAAACTAAGAAAGGGGTGACAGACAATGAAAACTTTGAACGCACCTGATACCATTTCCGGCAAGGCCGGCCGTGCCTACGCGAAGATCAACGGCAACAACGAAGAACTGTTCTTCGCGAAGACCATCGAAGCCACCGTCGAGAAGAGCAAGTCCGAAGTGAAGGCGATCGGGAAGCGCATGACGGGGCATAAGACCACCGGCGCCAACGGCACCGGCTCCATGACCCTTTACTACATGACGCCCCTGTTCCGCGAACTGATCCGCCAGTGGAAGGAAACCGGCGTGGACGTCTACTTCGACATGGTCGTCGAGAACGACGACGAAGAATCCGCCGCCGGCAAGCAGACGACCCTTCTGATCGGCTGTAACCTGGATTCCGTGATCCTGGCGAAGCTGGACGGCGACAGCGACGACGCCCTGGACGAAGACGCGGACTTCACCTTTGAGGACTTCGACATTCTGAAGGCCTTCAATAAGATTTAACCACCACCATTCAGAAGGAGGACTTACAAATGGGTAAACTTCAGGAATTTCTTATGCAGAGCGAAGAGCGCGCACAGGTGACGGCGGAAGTCGCGATCAGCGGCTTCCCCGTCCCCTTCACCGTCAAGTCGATCACAGAGGGCGAGAACAAGGCCCTTCGGAAGACCTGTCAGAAGGTGAACTTCGACAAGAAGACCCACCAGAAGACCACGGAAACCGATATGGACCTTTACAATAACCGCCTGGTGATCGCCTGTTGCGTGGACCCGAACTTCAAGGACGCCGACCTTCAGGCGAAATATGGCGTCATGGGCGCCGAAGCCCTGATCGACGTCCTTCTGAAGCCTGGACAGTTCGTCGACCTTCTGGTCGCGATCCAGGACGTCAACGGCTTCACCGACGACGTGAACGACCTTCGCGAAGAAGCAAAAAACTGATCACCGGTGGAGAGCGTGAGGAAGACGCGGACGGCGAAGCCGTCTATGCACACTACGCCCTTCACCGGCTGAAAATCCTCCCTGGCGCGCTGATGGCCCTTCCCCTTCGGGAACGGGCCTTCATTTATGCTTCCATCGACCTTCAGGTCGAGAAAGAGAAGAAGGAGCAGAAACGGGCCGCGGCGCGGCGGGGGAAGAAAGGACGGTGATGAACCGTGCCTGGTGTTTCGACACCTATGACGATCCGCGACGGTATGTCCGCGAAGCTGAAGCGGATCACGTCCGCCTTTCAAAAAATGGAACGCGCCGCCAGGTCCGCGGACAAGGCCACCCAGGCCGTGAACCCTGGCCGGACCCTGGAAAACAGCGCGTCTTTGATCGACCGCGCCCGAAAGCGCCTGGACGCCTTTATCAACAGGCAGAGGGACGCCGGCAAGGGGGCGGAAGAAGTATCTGACGCCTGGTCCCGAACGGAAGGCCTGATCAAGAAGGCCCTGGCGGTTTTTTCGGTCGCCGCCGTCAAGGACCAGATTCAAAAGGCCCTGGAAGAGTTTTCGAACCAGTACAACGCCGAAGTCCAACTGGGCGTCGTTATGAAGAACGCCGGCATGGACCAGAAAGCCTTCGACGCGATCCGCGACAGGGCGTCCGAACTGGAATCGAAGACCACCTTCGGCGGCGATACCTTCGTCGCCGGCGCGGCCGAACTGGGAACCTATCTGAAGGACCCTGAAGCCCTTTCCGCGGCTATGGGGACCCTTGCCAACTACGCCGCCGGCATGGGCGGCCCGTCTGTGGACCAAAGCCAGATGGTCGAATACGCAACCCAGCTTGGCAAGGCCTTAGACGGCACCTATGACGGTCTGAAGAAGAAAGGCTTCGAACTATCCGAAGCCCAGCAGAAGATCATAGAAACCGGAACCGACATGGAAAAGGTCGCTGTGATCAATGACGTTATCAATCAGTCGTGGGCGGGACTGGCCGAATCCTACGCCAATACCCCCACCGGCAAGATTGAGCAGTTCAAGAACAAGATCGGGCAACTGTACGAAGCGGCCGGACAGAAGCTGGTCGGCGGCGTCATGCGCCTTTTGACGGCGGTGACGAACCTTCTGGACACCATTCAGAACACCGGCGCCCTGGACGGCGTCTGTGTCGCCCTGAACGTGGTCATGGGGCTTCTGGGCTATGTCGCGAACGGCGTGTCCTGGATCGCCCAGGTGGTCGTCGACAACTGGCCCACCGTGTCCGCGATCCTGACGGCTATCGCGATCGTTCTTCTTCCCGTTATGATCACCCGTCTATGGGCGACCGTGGCGCCTATCCTTGCACAGGCCGCGGCCTGGGCGCTTGTTAATGCGCCGTTGGTCCTTGCGATCGCCCTTGTGGCCCTTCTGATCCGTGCCGCGATGGACGCCGGCGTCACCATCGAAGACGTCGTGGGCTTCGTGGGCGGTCTTCTGGGCGGCCTGTACGCCTTCGGCTACAACCTGATCGCTGACATTTGGAACTTCATCGCCACATTCGCGGAGTTCTTCGCGAATGTCTTCGTCGATCCGATCGGCTCCATTGAACGTCTGTTCCTGGGACTGGCGGATTCTGTTCTGGGCGTCCTGGAAACCATAGCGAACGCGATCGACGCGGTCTTCGGATCAAGCCTGTCGGACGCCGTCGGCAACTGGCGAAGCGGCCTTCAGGCAAAGATCGAAGCCAGCTATGGAGAAAACGCCGTCCGCTATGACCGTATGGAGAAGATCGACACGGCCAGCACGGCGGCCGCCTGGTCCACCGGCGCGAAGGGGATCGCGAACAACCTTTCCCAGATCACCGGCAAGCTTGACAGCCTGACTTCTTCCTGGGACGTGTCCCGCGCCACCGGCACGATCAACGGCGGGGACCTGGACAGCGTCGGTTCCGTCGGCAAGATCGACAGCGACGTCAATATCGCCGACGAAGACCTGAAGTTCCTTCGCGACGTGGCGGAAATGCGCTATGTCCAGAACTTCGTCACCCTGACCCCGACTGTCGCGATGGACGCCCAGATCAGCGAACGCGTAGACCTGGACGACGTCGTCAGCGCGATCGAACGGAAGCTGGAAGGCGAGTTCATCGCCGCCGCGGAAGGAGTGTATAACTAATGAGCCGATACAGAATGACCCTGATCGCGGGGGGACGGGAAATCGACATTCCCGTCCTTCCCGCTTCCTTGAAGGTGTCTTCCCCTGGTAAGAACGAACGGACGACGGTCCTTGAACTGGGCGAAATCCTGATCCTTCGGAAGAAGGGCCTTCGAACCATCGAATGGGACAGCTTCTTCCCAAAGTCCAGCGCGCCCTATACCACGGGCCAGGTCCGGAACCCGACCACCATTATTCAGGCGATCCAGGCGGCCAGGGACAGCAAGACGCCCCTTCGCTTTCTGATCACCGGAACGGACCTGGATATGAACGTCAAAATGGGCGTGGAATCCTTCGAATACGAAGAGAGGTCCGGCGAACTGGGCGACTTTTACTATTCGATCAAACTGTATGAATGGCGGGACTATTCCGCGAAGCGGATCAGCCTTCCCGCCCAGAAGTCGGAACCGGCGAAGACCCAGGAACCGACCAGGGCCGGCCAGCCGGCCAGCCAGCCGAAAACCTACACCGTGAAGTCTGGGGACTGCCTGTGGAACATCGCGAAGGCGCTGTATGGCAACGGGGCGGACTACACGAAGATTTATAACGCCAACAAGGGGACGATCGGGAAGAATCCGAACCTGATCTACCCTGGACAGACGTTCACGATCCCCTGATATGGCGATCACAATTCTTTACCAGAACAACGTGACCGGCGCCGCGCATGACGTGACGACGCTGATCACGGCGGCAAAGTGGACGACGAAAAGGTCCGGTTCCCCCGCTTCCCTGACCGTGACCGCGATCGTCGACGACGCCGTGGCGTGGAACCCTGGCGGGATTCTGGTCCTGAAGAACGGTTCCACGGGCCTTTTCTATGGCTACGTCGTGAAGATCAGCCAGAACGAAAAGGACCAGGTCCAGGTCACAGCCTACGATCAGACCTGGTATCTGAAGAAAAACAAGGAAACCTATGTCTTCACCGGCAAGCGCGCCGACCAGATCGTGAAGCAGATTGCCGAAGACTTCAAGCTGAAGACCGGCACCCTGGCGAACACAGGCTACGCGATCCCCTCCATGATCGAAGACGGCCAGACCCTTTTCGACATCGCCCTGAAGGCGATCGACCTGACCCTGATCAACACGGGGAAAATGTTCGTTCTATGGGACGACTTCGGTTCCCTGGCGATCACGGACGTCGAAACGGCGAAGCTGGACCTGTTCGTGGGCGACGGGAGCCTTGCGACCGGCTTCACCTACGAACAGAACATAGATTCCGACACCTACAACAAGATCAAACTGGTCAAGGACAACAAGACGACCGGCAAACGCGACGTCTATATCTACCAGGATTCAAAGAACATGACCCTGTGGGGAATCCTTCAGGACTATGAAACGGTTGACGAAAGCATGAACGAAGCCCAGATCAAGGCACGGGGCGCGAAAATGCTGGAACTTTACAACCGGCCGTCGCGATCCTTCAGCCTGAACGCGCTTTCTGACCTGTCTGTCCGAGCCGGCCGTGTCCTGTATATCGGGATCGGCGCCGTGGGAGTGAAGTCCTTCTTCCTGATTGAGGAAGCCACGCACGACCTATTGAAGGAAACAATGACACTGAAACTGAAGGTGGTGTGATATGGGCCTTTTAGAAACCATGAAGAAAGTCGCAGAGAATACCACCGCCGCCGGCGCGCCGGCGGCCTGGTTCTTCGGGAAGGTGACAAAGACGTCGCCCCTGACGATCCGCGTCGACAACCGCTTCGACATATCCGGCGAAGCGATCGTCGTTCCGAAGGAACTTCGGGCCGGCTTCTATCCTACGCATTACCACACCGGCATGAAGGACGCCCCTTCCACGATGGAAAAGGGCGGCGGAAGCGGCGAAGCGGCCTTCGCTTCCCATTCCCACACCCTGAAGAACAACTACCAAACCAACACCGACAAAACGTCGGAATATTATTACGGACTGGCCGTCGGCGACAAGGTGATCCTACTTCGCAACCAGGGCGGACAGGCCTTTCTTGTCCTGGGGAGGGTATAGCCTATGATTCCAAACGCGACCACAGTGAAGATCGGCGAAGACCTGGAAGTCCAGACCGCCGCCGAAGCCCCTTCGCGGACCTACAAGATCGACTTCGACGCCGGCCGTGTCGGCGGCTTCTGCGACGAAACGGAAGCCATGAAGCAAGCGATCTATAAAATCCTTCAGACGGAACGGTTCGCCTACCTGATTTATTCCTGGAACTACGGAATCGAACTGGACGCAGTCGTCGGGAAAAGCTATCAGGTGTTTGCAAGCGAAATCAAGCGCGTTATCACGGAAGCCCTTCTGGCGGACAGCCGGATCACCGACGTCACCGACTTCGAAGTGTCCCAGGTCGACAAGCGGACGGCGACCGTGAAGTTCACCGCCGAAACCATCTTCGGCGAAATCCCTATCGAAAGAGAGGTCGGCGACAATGCTGTATGAAAACATGACCTTCGAAAACATCATGGACCGGTGCCTTTCCCGCGTGGCCGCTTCCATCGACAAGCGGGAAGGTTCGGTCGTCTATGACGCGATCGCACCGGCCGCCGCCGAACTGGCGATCATGTATATTGAACTTGCGTATCTGATGGACCGCGCCTTCCCTGATACAGAGGAAGGCGACGACCTGACCAGGAAGTGTCAGGAACGAAGCGTCTTTCGGACGCCGGCCACAGCCGCGATCCGCAAGGGCTACTTTGAGGACGGGGACGGCGGAGCGATGGACGTCCCGATCGGTTCCCGCTATTCCGGCGACGCCCTGAACTACGTCGTGACGGAGAAGATCGCCACCGGCCAGTTCAAACTTCTGTGTGAAACGGCCGGAGCCGCCGGCAACCAGTACCAGGGAACCCTTTTTCCGATCGACTATGTCGAAGGCCTGGGCGCGGCGCGTCTGGCCGACATTCTGATCAACGGCGAAGATGAAGAGAGCGACGCCGACCTTCTGACCCGATACAAGGCAAGCCTGGAAGCCCAGGCATACGGCGGCAATATCGCCGACTACCGGACGAAGGTCGAACTTCTTCAGGGCGTGGGCGCTGTGAAGGTGATCCCCGTCTGGAACGGCGGCGGGACCGTGAAGATCGTCTTCGTTGACAGCGATTGGAGCGTTCCGTCTTCGACCCTGGTTGACACCGTCCAGACCGCCGTCGACCCCACCCAGAACCAGGGCGAAGGCGTCGGGATCGCGCCGATCGGCCACGTCGTCACCGTCACCGGCGTCACCGGAACGAAGATTAACGTGTCCTTCAAGCTGACCTTCGCCGCCGGCTACACATGGGACACCGTGAAGGCCGGCGTCACGAAGGCGGTCAACGACTACTTCGCGGCCCTGGCGAAGGACTGGGCGAACCAGTCCGGAATCACCGTCCGCGTGTCCCAGGTGGAAACGAAGGTCCTGTCCGTGGACGGCGTGATCGACATTACCGGAACGAAGATCAACGGCGGAACCCAGAATATCGCCCTGGCGTCCGACGCGATCCCCGTCATGGGAGGGATCACGAATGAAGCTTAAAGACTACTGGCCGCGGTGCCTTCAGGACCTGGTCGAGTTCCAGCAGATCGCGAACGCAGAACAGCCAGAGTTCGGAAAGGCCCTGGGCGACGTCAGGACGGCCGCTGACGACTTTTTCCTGTCGACCCTGTCCGAATATGGCTGTCAGCGATGGGAAGCGATCATGGGCATTCACGCGGCCGACGGGGACACCCTTGAAGCGCGCCGCGAACGAATCCTGATCAAGTACCTTGACCAGCTTCCCTACACTTACAGGACCCTTCTGAAGTACCTGAAGACCATCACGGACGACTTCACCGTCACCATGGACGAACACGCCTATGACCTGTTCATTCGAATCCGTCTGGAAGGCTATTCACAGCGCGACGCGCTGATCGCCACCCTGGGCCAGATGATCCCCGCGAACCTGGTCCTTCGACTGACGGCGGACATTCCACAGAAGGACGAACCGGCCCAGGCGGCGGCCTGTTCCGTCATGGTCACTATGAACCGGCACGTCTACACGCCGGCCACATAAGGAGGAAAACCACATGGCAAGATTTAAGTCTATCGTCACGGACGCCGGCGCGGCGGCCCTGACAGCCCTGATCGCGGCCGGAAAGCCGCTGATCCTGACACACGCGGCGGCCGGAAGCGGCGTCGCCACCGTCAGCCCGAACACCCTGACGGGGATCGTGACACCGGAGAACGTCGCCGTGAGCCTGGGCGAAAAGGATCTGATCGAAGGCAACCCCGCGATCATGCGAATCCCCGTCCAGGTGACGAACGAAGGCATGGACGCCCCTGTCTGGATCAGAGAAGTCGCCGTCTACGGGAAGAACATCGACGGCGCGGAAATCATGTTCTGCTATGGCTGGCTGGACGGCGGCGACACCGACAACGTCCTTCCGGCGACGTCCTTTGCAGAAGACGCGGACACCGTCCACGTTCACGACCTGGCCGTCTTCGTGACGAACCAGGAAGCCGCGTCCGTGTCCGTTCAGGTCGCCCCTGGTTCCTACGTCACCCGCGCGCAAATGACCGCCTACGCGGCGCCCCTGTTCCACACCCAGGCCGCGGACACTGTCAACGAAACCACCGGAGAGAACACGGAACAGGTCCAGCGCCGCCAGGACAGCGACATCGAAGCGATCAAGGAGCAGTTGAACACCGGCTTCACCGGAACCACCGTGACCCACACCTTCGCCCCCGCACAGCTTACCTACTGGAAGGGCTATGACGGGACCGGAGTTCCCGAAGGGATTCTGGATCAGACGCGGAACCGTCTGTATTTATGACCAGGATCGCCGCCACGCCGTCGGAAACGTCATGCCTTATATCGAACCTATTCACGGAACTTCGTCCCGTGTGCGGCTTCTGTGAGGGCGACAGCGTGGTTCTTTGCGGCGTTACCTATGACGGGACGGAAGAAGCCGTGGTCCTTCGGGACTACGGCTTCGACTTTACCGGCGACGGCGCCGTGATTGAGAATATCCGGAATCGAAGGTGTATCAATGGGATCGCGAAAGAATTATCAGCGAAGCCAACCGAGCAAGGGCGAAAGCCCGCTTCACATTCTGCCCGTTGCGGACAAGATGATCCACTTCACCCTGACGATCACGGATAACGCGACGCGTTTTCCGAAGAAGATCAGATTTTCCGTGACGAACAAAATCCAGGGACACGCCCTGGCAATCTATGACAACCTGGTCGAAGCGAATGAAATCTTTCCCATTATGGACGACCAGGACAAGGCCGACCGCCTGAAACTTCAGCGCGCCGCGCTGACGGAGTGTAAGAAGCTTCTTCACATGATCCAGCTATCGAAGGACCGCGGCTATATCGACAGCGGAACCTTCGACTACTGGACGAAGCTGACGGTCGACGTGAAATGTATGACCGCCCGATGGTATGACGCCGAACGGAAGACGGGAATCCCCGTGGAGCCGGCCGGCCCGATCCCTGAAGGCTGATCATAATTCATTAGGGAACGATCTGTCACCCCGAACGCCGGCAACGCGAACAACGCGCGCAATGTCAACACGGACGGCAGTCTGAACAACAACAACGCGTACAACGGCAACAACGGCGTCCGGCCGGATTTGGTGGAAAACGGGACTGATTAGGGCGGAAAGCCTGAAAACAGAGTATCACCAACAAAGGAGATCGTTTCCTTCCGAAGGGCCGCGACAGTCCCTTCGGTAAATACATGATTGACGACGAAAGGCCTTCAACAGCGACGGCCGGACTATCAGCGTCAAGGAGGATTTTTCTATTATGAAAGATCATGGAACGCCCACCCATGACTTCGCGTCTGTAACAGACTTCAACAATCTATATCAATCGTTTACAGAAGCGCGCAAAGGGAAACGGTGGAAGTATTCCGTGTGCAAGTACGAAGCGAACGTCCTGGAAAACCTTCTGTTCATTCAGGTCATGCTTCAGCGCCACAAATACCGCCTTTCCCCGTATAACTGCTTCTATGTGCATGAACCGAAGGAACGGCTGATCATGTATAACAGTTTCCGCGACAAGATCGTTCAGCACTGTTTATGTGAACAGGTCCTTGAACCGGTCCTTTCGAAGACGTTCATCTATGACAACTACGCAAGTCAAAAGGGCAAAGGGACCCACTTCGGCCTTGACCGCCTGAAGTCGTTCATGTCGGCCTACTACCGGAAGAACGGCGTCGAAGGTTGGGTATTGAAGTGCGACGTCCGAAAGTATTTCTATCGTATCAATCACGACGTTCTGAAAAGCCAGCTTCGCCGGCTGATCAAGGACCGCGACGTCCTGTGGCTTTTGGATATGATCGTCGATTCCACGGAAGGGCCAGGTATTCCGATCGGGAACCACACTTCACAATGGTTCGCGATCCTGTACCTGTCCGACATGGACCACATGATCAAGGAACGTCTGGGAATCAAGTATTATGGCCGTTACATGGACGACTTCTATCTGATACACGAAGACAGGGCCTATTTGCAGTTCTGCCTTGAAGAAATCCGCCGGTTCCTGGTCCCGATGGGCTTGGAACTGAACCAGAAGACGGCCATATTCCCGTTATCCCAGGGAATCGACTTCCTGGGCTTTCGGACCTACCTGACGGACAGCGGAAAGGTCGTCCGGAAGGTACGCCGTGAGAGCAAGAACCGGATCAGGCGGAAGATCAAGAAGTTCCGCCACCTGGTAGACGAAGGCCGTGTCGACTTCGACACGGTCCTTCAGTCTTATAATTCCTGGACCGGTCACGCAGACCACGGAAACAGTTATCACCTGATCAGCGAGATCGACGACCTGTTCTTCAACCTGTTCAGGGAAGAAATGGAGGGAAAACCCTATGGCGAAATCTCTATCCGCTTTGCCCGTTGGAAGCGTCGTCAAGTCGGCGAACACAAAGTACAACGGGCAGGCGATCCGATGGATCGTCGGCACACAGGACACGTCCCAGGGCCGAACGGGCCTGGTGACGGAACGCATGATCACCCTGAAATGCTTCGACGCGAAGGAGCCGAGCAACAGCAACAGTAACCGCCGAAGCTACGGAAACAACCGCTATTCCGTTTCCAACATCGACAAGTGGCTGAACAGTGCGGACGCGTCCTGGTATGCCGCACAGCACGGAGCCGACGCCCCGCCCACGGCCGCGAACTGTTGGAACAATCACAACCCCTACGACACCGAAGCCGGCTTCCTGGCGAACTTCGAAGCTGACTTCCGAAACGCGATCCTTAATTCCACGATCCGCGTCGCGAAGAACACCGTCACCGACGGCGGCGGTTATGAAGACATCGTTCGACAGGTCTTTTTGCTTTCGAACACGAACGTCGGCCTTTCCAACGAAAACGGCGTGGCCGAAGGTTCCTTGTGGTCCTACTTCAATTCCGCGTCGCGCCGCCAGTGCTACCCCACGGCGGAAGCCGTCAGCAAGTCCACCTATACCGATTCCAGCCTGTCCGCTTCTCAATATTGGTGGTGGTGGTTAAGAACCCCGAACGCCGGCGACGCGTACGACGCGCGCCATGTCCTCACGGACGGCAGTCTGAACCTCGGCCACGCGTACGGCGGCGGCGACGGCGTCCGGCCGGCTTTGACAAAAGGCACCGGCTCAAGCTGGTGCCTTTTTTGCGACTAAGATGGTGAGGATGAGAACA